TGCCGTGGACTGATAACATCAAAATTGGTGATCTCCTGCTCGCTATCAGGGACGGCAAGCCTGCGATCGTTCTTGACAAAGAGGAGACATCACAAACCAAATATGGCGACATAGCCAACAAAAGATTCAGGTTCAAACTCCACATTGACAGAGAGCAAGGTTGGATTGATGAAGTTCGCTTACGCGCTTGGTATAAACGCCCCTGACATTTCCTTGACAACTTAAACCTTGACCTTCACCCTCCATGATGCTATATTATATATGTAAGGAGAAAGAACATGTCTGACGACAAGACCGCCAAGCCCTTCAACCTGAACATGCACACCGCTCGCCTGCTTATGCGTGAGCCCTTCTTCGCTGCGCTCTCACGCCGCATCGACAAGATCTCTTCCACAGCCGTTCCGACTGCTGGTGTGCGCGTCAACCCTGATAGTGGTCAATTCGAGATGCTCTACAACCCTGAGTTCATGGGCGCACTCTCCGATCGTCACCTTCAAGGCATCCTGATGCACGAGTTCTATCACCTGATCTTCGAGCACGTGACCGGTCGCCTTCCCGGCGATGGGCTCAAGCGCATTGATAACATCGCGATGGACCTCTCTATCAACTGCCACATCTCCGACTACCTTCCTAGCGAGACTAACCCCGGTCCTGTTGTTGGCGAGGGTGAGCCTATGAAGGCCTGTATTCCCGGCGAGGGCATGTTCAAGGATCTTCCTCCGTTCAAGACCTACGAGTGGTATCTCGAAGCACTCAAGAAGATGCGCGACGAGCAGGAGCAAGACGGCGAGGGCGGCGATCCCTTCGGTGATGCGGATTCTATGGACTCTCACGAGGGCTTTGGAAGCGCAGACGGCACCACGCAGGAGATCGCCAAGGAGCGCCTCAAGGAAGCGGTCAAGAAGGCTGCCGAAGAAGCCGAGAAGTCTAACAATTGGGGCTCTGTCTCACACTCCATGCGCCAAGACATCATGGAGCGCGTTGCGACCAAGGTTGACTGGCGTAAAGTTCTTCGATACTTCGTCAAGACCTCACAACGCGCCGACAAGCGTTCTACTCCTCGTCGCCTTAACAAGCGGTTTCCGAAGGTCCATCCCGGCAAGCGCGTCCGACGTCACGCCAAGATCGCTATCTCCATCGATCAGTCGGGCTCCGTTGATGATGGTATGCTCTCCGCGTTCTTCTCTGAGTTGAACAAGTTGGCTGAGATCGCAGAGTTCACCGTGATCCCCTTCGATACTGAGGTCGCTGAGGACAAGATCTACACGTGGAAGAAAGGTCAGAACAAGAAGACCGAGCGTGTTCTTACTGGTGGTACAGACTTCAACGCTCCAACCAAGTACGTCAACGATCACAACTTCGACGGTCACATTATTCTCACGGATCTGATGGCTCCTAAGCCAGTCGCTTCCAAGTGCCAGCGCATGTGGATGACCACGAAGCAATACGCTGCACGTCCTTACTTCTCCACCACCGAGCGAATTATTGCTATCGATGTTTGACAAGTGCTTGACAGTCTTCGCCTTGATCTCGGAGACTCTTGATGCTATATTTAATAAACAAGAAAGGAGAAAACTCATGCCTGCAACTGGACCTCGACTTGATAACGACGGAGTAATTGACGCTTGGACAAAGGGCGTAAGTGCCCGTAACTACTCGCTTTCTTTGAAGAGCGTGGCTTGGGATGACGGCTATACTGACTTGTATAGTTATGATCTGAAGATCGGATCTCGCACTCCTGCTGGTGTGCTGGTGCTCGCAGACTACACCGCTCCGGCTGGCGGCTTCAGATCAATGACGACCTCTCAGCACGTTTGCCTTGCAAAGCACACGGCATCTAGCCCCGTGATAATGAACCCGCTTGTATGGGAGTCATCGCCGCTGAGTGATGAGGTTCCGTTCTAGTGCCCGAGTTCAAGCCCGGAGATCTAGTAAAGATCACAGACGGCACACACGAGGACGGCTGGTCAGGTGATCGAGTGGGGCTGGTCCTTGACTCTCACGAGCGAGGCGTGTACCGCTATGAAGTTTTCTCCGTGCTTTTGCTCGGAACCAGCGAGCCCATAAAGATCCACAAGATGTTTCTGGAACACTTTACAAGTCCCTAACAATTCAAACCTTGACGAGAGCACTTAACGGTGCTATATTATAAGCATAGAAAGGAGAAAGCATGATCACTATCCCTCTTATCCGCACTGACGACGAGTCCAGCCTCAGCCCCATGGAACGCTCAATGGTTGTTTGCGAACAACTGATCACGGCGCTCATGATGCAAGGCACACTCGATGATCCTACGCTCACTGCGCAAGAAGCCGATACCTTTACAACTCTCTCCGTCGCTACCATCATTCCAGCAGAGGCATAGAATGACCACTCTTCCCGTTATCGTGCATATGCCGCCCATGCTTTACACTGATGGTCACGGCCAAAAGTGGGCGGTGTCTGGTCAGTTCTGGGTAGCGGTGCCTGAGACTGCTACACTTGGTTCTATCGACGAATATATGATCTACAAGCCAAGGATCAGAGAAGTTGTCGAGACAGAGGCAAAAACTTGGAATGTAGCCGGGAGCAAAGGTAAAAACTATAGCGTGTCTTTTGATGGGCATATCTGGCGTTGCAATTGCGTAGGCTTTGCCTTCCGTCGCAAGTGTCGGCATATCAATGAAAAGATGTTCGAGATCGCCTGACATTCTCTTAACAAGATCACTATTGACCCACAGCCCATCCGATGCTATATTATAAGAGTAAGGAGAAAAGCGTGTCCATATACTATGCACCCAAAGAAGCTGTTGAGATGAAAGTCGGTGATCTGGTAAAGGATCGGTGGGGAACGGTTGGTGTCCTCGTTAAGTTTATTGATCCGATTGAAGTCCGATGGCTCGTTCAGTGGTCTAGCGGAAAGCAATACGGCGCAAACCAAGACACGCTGGAACTTGTTAGCGCCTCCTGACATTTCCTTGACAACTTAGTCATTGACTTTGACCCTCGCGGGTGTTATATTATTAGTATAGAAAGGAGATAGTTCTATGATCAAACTCGGAAGCATCGTAACTAACGTCGGCTTTATCCAAGGACGCAACAACTCAAACCACGGGCTTGTTGTTGATCTTCTGGCTGACGGCAAGATCGCTCGCGTGTTCTGGGCTTCCACTCAAAAGACTGGCTTCTGCTCCGTGTCCGACTTGCAAGTGGTTGCTTGACATTCTCTTGACAACTTAACCCTTGCGATCCACCGCCCCCTGTGTTATATTATATGTATAGAAAGGAGAAAGCAAATGCTTCGCACTCAAGACCTGCCCGCCAAGACCTTCCGCGTCACCTTCCACCTTCTGGAGCCCATGCGTCCACGCGCAACCCGTATCGTCAAGGCTCGTGATATGTATGAGGCGGCACGGCTCGTAGAGCTTCCAACAAACGCAATCCAGCCCATGAACATCAAAGAGATCAAGTAGTCTCTGACATTCTCTTGACAACTTAGTTGTTGACTTCCACCCTCTCCGATGTTATATTATTAGTATAGAAAGAAAGGAGTTCATCTATGCAACGCGCTATCGATCAAATCAAAATTCAAACCTCTCGCGACTACAAGCCTGCGCCTGCGCCTCCAACGCGCAAGCAGATCACCGGCTGGACCGTCGAGCAAGTTGGTCCACGCATGTGGGTTGTGTTCCGCAACTCCACCACGCAAGGCAAGCAAGCCGTGATGGACTTTCCTGAGCGCGACTGGGCGCAATCTTTCGCTGATGGCTGCAACGCCGAGTATGCAAACCCTACCAAGATGAGCGCGAAGTCTCTCAAGCGCAAGGATGCTAAGTATCTGACTGATGCCGAGAAGGCTGATCTTGCTGCGCTTGAAGCTGGCGAGGACATTTAATAATATTCCACCTAACCCGTAAAGCGCCAAGCGCGAGAGGTCAAGATAATGAAGATCCCCTATAAACGGCTAAAAGAGGACTAGCCACCCTCCTAACTTAGCAGCAATAAAGCTGCACTAATAAAGGACAACGACTCGAAAGGGCTGCGAGCATAAACAAAGATCCCACCTTTTATTTTATGAAATATTACATCTCCCAGACTATCGTTGAAGTTGTTGACGGTCGCTTGACTGGTAGAGAAGTAGTATTAACACGTGCGGACTCCAAGGTAGATGCAGACTCCGCGAGACTAAAAGATATAAAACTATTCAAAGCAAAGTTGGAGGCAATAGGAATACAAAACCTGCACATAAACAAATACGACAAGACTCGGTACAACAAATTGATCCGAGAGCAAAACAAGCATAGAAATAAGAAAGCCTTAACTGTGGCTGATATATCTGAGATGATCAAACAGTTCGATGAAGAAGTAGAAACAAAACAATAATAGGAGTAGATGTATGTTTATTGGTGGTATGTTAGTAGGTGTTGGAACTGTTGGCGCTGTATGGGCAGCAGTTGCAGGGTCAAGGCGAGAGAAAGCACTAGAAAAGCGTTTGCAAGCGATAGAGGCTGTATGTTTCAAGTCGGAGACTTAGTAAAAAGAAAAGCATTAGACAATAGCAGAACACGTGCTTACTGTGTAGTGGTAGAGATAACGAGAGACAATTACATTTTATATAATAACTCTCTTAAATGTTTACAGACAATAGCATTACCAGTAGTAGCAGAGTTATATAGCAAAGTAGTAGTATAGTGCTTTACAGTGGATGTAGGTGCAATATAGTGCACATGTAATAAGAGTTAATGATGTAGGTTGTTTTAGTAATGTGATAGAAAATGTGATGGGGATGTGGTTGGGGCTTAGTATGTAGTCTCTACCACTCTTTGTCAACCTGTAAGTTACATGCGACAGCATAATGCGCTTACAACCTGCACTCACGTCCAGCGAATGTGACCAGCAATTCCAGCACCTTACGCGACACGATCGTCGCATACAAATATACATTGACGGCACGTGATTTGCGTGTTATGATAGTATAAAGAGAGAATAGAGCATGATGAACATATCTGACGGCATTGGCGCTATCATAATTGTGACTGCATTTGTGCTAGTGATGGCGTATTGATGAACAGGGCAGACACTACATATAGTGTGTGTGCATGCAAATGATTAGCGAATTCCCGTATAAGAGAGAGTGGGAGACACTATATATGGAATTACTTATTAAAATAGGTGATGTTAAACTGACTGCAACAGAGATTGATATCCTGCATATCATCCTCGATACTGAACAATATGACTGGACTATCGGTTCTATCGCAACTTGTTTGCCGGCAGATGTCGAAGACATATGGATAGACGTGCAGTCTCTTATCCTTCACGGATTGCTAGCACGCACGGCCATGTCCCAAAGTTTCGAGAACATAAAAGAAATATCTGTAACAGTTCCAATGACTGCACAGTCTTGGCTATCACAAAATGAGCAAGACATTGAAGACGCATTTGTAATATTAAACCCAGACATGTTTGAACTAACAGAGGTAGGAGAAGCATGAGAAAAAGAGTAGGAAGACTATTAGATAAAGGATGTATGATAGTATCGTTTACTCCTATTGTATTATTTGTTTACGTGTGTGCATTAAAGAAAGGGTTTAAATGTTACAGTAACTGTACAGTCAATGATTGACAATTGCTTGACGAGGTGCTAGGGGTACCCCCCTACCCCCCTACCGGGATGTATGTCCCTGTGTTCGGTGTGTGCTGGATGTGGTGGCTAAGTACGTTCGATCTACGCCGGTAAAAATTTTGAGATATAAGAACCTGAGCACGTATATACTACGTGGCACATCTCAAAGAGTTCTTCGAAAAAGCACCTGCCCATGACTTTGCAGTCGGGGATTTAGTCACATGCGACTGCCATGGTGGGCTAGCTATCATAATTCGCCTCTTTGACGGCACTAATGAAAAGGAACCCGACTACCCGTCCATGAATATGGTCGAGATTTGGTGGCTAAGGTACCCACACCGCGGAATTAAAGAACGCCAGTGGATACACACCATATCGAGATTAAAAAGGCACACAGGCAAAAATTACGCGCCTAAAAATTTTACAGATTAGAGCATAGTTAGTATGTGGCTAACAACAGTAATAAAAACTCATATTACTTGAGAGGTGACTTGGTTCAGTACGTAGAGTACTTTTATTACCCAGTAAGAGCAAAGCTAACAGAAGATGACGCAAAGAACGGCGATGTTGGGATTATAATCGACACAGTGTACACTATGTACGGCAATGAGTTGTACGACATATATTGGTTAAGAACCGGTAAGCGAAGTTTTACGGCAGCTATAAACCTTAAATTGGCTTATTTGGCACCTAGCACCTAATTATACACATGAAAATCAAAAAGTCAGATTTGCGCAAAATCATCCTTGAAGAACTGACTAAGTCGGACAAAGATGAAATCCAGCGCATGATTTCAAAAGAACTTAAGAAAATGGTCGAAGATGAAGTAGCAAAAGCTATCAAGTCAAAGGACATCAAGGACGACATTGGTGATATTACCAAGAAAGTTCTTAAAAAGCTATACAAGGATATGTCCGTACATCATCCTTACATTATTGACCGAATTAAAGTGTAACTTAGTAACACGCGGGACTATGTATAGACCGCTGTTGGAGATATAAAATGTTTAAAACGCAAGTAATAGCAATAACGCTGAGCGCATTAGCCGGAACATCTGCGGGACTAGTCGGAGAGCAAGTGGTGTCCAAGCCCGAAATGCTGCCCATTCCTTACGAAACCGTGGGCGACACTGTTCCCTTACAGCCATTTAATCACTCACCAGTTATTGAATGCAATGGCATTACGCTAGACGATGCTGTAGATATTAAGATCGTCAGTGAGTGTGCTGTTGGTCGTGTAGGTTGGCTTAAACTGTAGACAACACCTAGTTACTATGTGGACCTCAGAAGTGGCATGGTATTGTACGATGTCGTCGATAAAAGTTTTATCATACTTGTTCGACGATTTTGGTCATACGAAGGACTAGAAGCGCCGTCGTATGCTAAGATTAATCCCGACTTCTTTAAAGTATGGGTGTGGGAAACTTTGTCGTCAAAAGAAGGCAAGATGTTTTGGTCGGAAGGTGGCTTGCATAATTTAATCAAGTCGGAGATTATTATCGTATTGGATGATATTTAAGAAACTATGCAAACAAACTTGCGCGAAGAGTCAGAACGTATTAAGTTAGTACCCGGCGATATGATCGTTGACATTACTTCTAATAATGTCGGCATTCTGATAGAGCGTGTCCGTCGTATTAGCATGCAAGACGATGATGTTTACTTTTGGATTATTCACTGGACTAAAGAGTCGGACAATATGGTGCCTATGACTCTGCAAATGGAAGAAGACGGTCTCAAGATCTCGATAGTCGTTGGTTTGTATGACCTTTTCTCAAGTAGTGATTTGCAAAAGCTGAAATAATTTTAGGAAAAAATATGGAAAAAAATTCGAAGTTTGATGTCGGTGATCTGGTATTGATAGGCGATCATCCTCATACCGAACCTGCCATCATACTTAAAATGGGACCTGCGCGGGAAGATAAGCAAACGATTATGTTTCCTGTATGTCATATTTTAAACCTGCGAACTTCTGCTGTTGAGAGATCTTATTTGTTTAGATTGCGTCTTCTTTCTGCAAGCTGATAGTTACTTTAGTGGACAAGCTTAATAAAATTATGTTTCCAATTGCTGTGGCTGCTTTCTTTGCTAATATATGGATGCTGATATGGGGTTCGATGAATAACCTCCATGATCTTGAAATACTATCTCTTTGCAACATGATCTTATTAAGTTTCGTTCTTCTTCGTCGAGAAGACGGATAGCGACATATTTACTATGTCGTAAGACTGCATAGGAGGGTTAAATGTGGGAGTGTTTTTATTTGTTTTAAGCTTATTGTCTTGTTACACTGATTACTCAATCGGTCAAGAGAAAAAAGTTATATCTGAAATAAAAGAAGTGGAAGTGATCGTAGAGGTTCCGGTTGAAACGGTCGTCGAGATTGAGGTTCCAGTTTATATAGAAGTTGAGGTTCCGGTCAACGAAGGTGAGATCTGGGTTGACTCGTTTACTCAACATCACTCTATTGAAGGTATCGATATCTTATGGGTTATTGACCGTTCAGGTTCTATGCATATTTATAACTCGCAGTTGTTAGCCGGTATTGAAGCAATGTTATTGGCTCTTCCAACAAGCGACTGGCGTCTTGTAATGATTAGTGCCGACCCAACAGACTCTGTGCTGAGTACTGAGTTTCCTCTTATTCCGGGTGACGATGTAGTCGATGCAGCAGATATGATGTCTACATTAGGTAATGGAGGCTTAGAGGAGGGCTTTGAGTCTGTATATCAGTACATCGTTATTAACCCTTACTCTTCAACTTGGATGCGTCCAGATGCTGGCTTGTTAGTTGTGTTTGTTTCTGATGAAGAAGAGCAAAGCAATGTTAGATATCCATTAGCAATGGAATTTGTAAGTTGGTACCGCTCTTTGCGAGGCGGGTCGGTATTTATGGCTAGCATCGTAAACCATGAATTTGGTACCTCGTTATGCAGTTGGGCTGTTAGTCCATTAGATGTTGGAGAAAGATACATGGAAGCCACAAATGCTTTTGGTGGGGTTGTGGTAGACATCTGTGATTCTGATTGGTCTCCGGGCGTGACTGACGCGACACGCTCACTGGATCCAATAGAAAATATAAAATTAACTCACCAAGCAGAAGAGGACTCTATTAGAGTTTTCATCAACGGTTCTTTAAATTACGACTGGTACTACCAAGCATCAGATAACACAGTTTATTTCACTATTGTGCCGTCTGGTGGTGATTTAGTCGAAGTTGGTTATAGGTATATAGCAGCACCGGATACCGGTGATAGTGGCTTATAGGAGATATCATGAAACACTTACCTTTAATATTTGCGATGTTGCTGTCGCTATTATCAAACTCACAAGCAGCAACAAACACAGCAGCAGTTCCCTTACCTGTTGAACATGCTGACGTAGCCATGAATATGGCACAAAAGAAAGTTAGAGAAGCCGCAGTTAAAGTTGCTTCTGGTGGAGGGCACGGAAGTGGTTCGTATATCGTCCATAAAGGTCTTCACATGGTTTTTACTGCACAACATGTAGCAGACGGTCATATTGGCTCGAAGTATCAAGTATTCAAAGGCAAAGAAATGAGAGTTGCCACTCTTGTTTGGTCTAGTGAGTTAACAGACATGGCTGTACTTTATTTACCCGAGAGATTTATTACTGCTGACCCAATGAAGTGGGATCCTCAAAAACGAATTGCTGAAGTTGGGACTGATATAACTTATTCTGGTTTTCCGTCAAGCCATAAGTTAATGACTTTTGCTGGTAGCGTAGCGGGATATGCTGAACGTCATGGAGCAGGAAAGCAGATTATTCTTAACACATATGGGTGGTTTGGTTGCTCGGGCTCTGTTGTTTACAATTTAAAAGGTGAGATCATTGGTATCTTGTACGGTGTTGATGTTGAATATCATCCAGACATACAAGTTCAGGAGAATATGATTTGGGTCGCTCCTATACAACAAATTAAAATAGAAAACATTGTAAAAAGAATTTGTTCTGGTGTACCATATGGAACCGCAAGAGCTTGTAAATAATAATGAAATATACTTGGAAGACATTTCTTCAAGAAGAAGAGCTAAAATCTGTCGGTATTGTCGCTTGTTTAGACGATAAAGGCAGATTTTTAGTTATTAGACGTTCTAATATAGATCATAGAGGCGGGCAGTGGACCATACCGGGTGGTCATATCGATGAAGAAGATACTTCTATCGAAGAGGGCGCGATAAGAGAATTGGAAGAAGAAACTGGTTTGACTTGTAGTGTCTCGGACTTAAAGTATTTGGGCGAACCAAGACCGCAAAAGTACTATTTCTTAACCAGAAAATGGTCTGGAGATATAAATGTCGATATTCCAAACCCTAAAACTGGTGAAATTGAACACGACGACTATAAATGGGCGACAATTGATGAGATAAAAGAGTTGGAAGGTAATGAAATTCCGATCTATTTATTGGAGAAAGCTCTGGAATTATAAAATGGAAGATCTTTATGGTCCGCTGGATGAGGAAAAGTCCAAGCGAAAAAAAGCAGGTACCGAGTCTAGCAAAGAATCTTCTTTAGCTGATTGGTTTGGCAGAAAAGGAGCTAAAGGTTCCAAGAGCGGTTGGGTAGACTGTAATGCTCCAGATGGTAAAGGTGGTTATAAGGCTTGTGGTCGCGAATCTGGTGAGAAAAGAAAGAGATACCCCTCATGTCGTCCCACGCCCGGTGCTTGTAAAGAGCGCGGAAAAGGCAAAACATGGGGCAAAAAAGGAAAATCTAAGAAAAACGAGGAAATAACAATGGATTTAGAGCAAATTGTTCGTGAAGAACTTGAAGCAGTCCTTAGTGAGAAGGAAGGCAAAAAAGATGCGTGCTATCACAAAGTAAAATCACGCTATAAGGTGTGGCCAAGTGCTTATGCTTCTGGTGCTCTTGTTAAATGTCGTAAAGTTGGAGCCAAGAACTGGGGTAATTCAAAGAAAGAGCAACTTCAAGCAATGATTGAGGATGAATTAACCACTGTTTTACAAGAAAAAGATTACATTCCGGGTGGTTTGACTGACAAGCTGACTGGTAGCATGGAAGATAAACACAAACAACTTGCAAAAATGCACAATGTTAGCCTCGAAGATATTGAAAAAGAAGTTTCAAAAGGCGTCAAGGTTGAAATGGAACACACAAATGATGAGAACATTGCTCACGAAATCGCAATGGACCACGTTTTTGAAGATCCAAAGTATTACACCAAACTTTCAGCACAAAAACTTGAAGAAAGCGACGAGATGATAAAATATCATATCGATAATAACATTCCTTTCTCGGAAAATGTATACCGCGTGGGCTCTGAAAGCTACTTTAAAGTTGTCTCAGAAGCCCGTAAGCTGTACAACGACGGTAACTTAGCTCCTTTGTGTGAAGAAGATAAAGATTTGTTTGAGAACTCCAACTTAGGCGAATGGGATGAGTTTGAAGGAGAGCGAGTTCCTCTTGATTTTCCAATGTATGAGGAAACACTTGAAGAAAAAGAAAAGAAAGATCCGCCCATCGGAAAGCCAACAAAGAATACCGGTGGCGGAAAGAAATACAAAGTATACGTAAGAAACCCAAAAACTGGAAAAGTGAAGAAGATTACCTACGGTGATTCAAAAGGTGGTCTTAAAGGCAACTGGAACAACGCTGAAGCTCGTGCAAGTTTTGCCGCACGTCATAACTGCAAAGACAAAAAAGATAGAACCAAGGCTGGTTACTGGGCTTGTAGGGCTCATAAAGACTTTGGTACAAATGTGCCCGGAAGATTTTGGTAAACCAAACAATTTTTGTTCTATTTAGTATAGTAAACGGTATCTTTTAATGTCTAATTCTTTCAAGTATACATACGGACTTGGCCACGTACCATCGTTTCAGACTTCTTGTAGACCATGGTTAAGTTCTTCTATTGAGGTGCCGGCTTCGGGTTCGACACCTTTGGAAATTACTTTTGACTCTGTGTCTCGTTTTATTATTATTACCAATACGACGCCGATCGATGAACCCTCAAGGACTTTACGGTTCGGTATGTCGGAAGCAGGAGTTGAAGGTACTAACTATGGTACTTTACAAAATGGGCAGTCGTTTGAAGCAGAATTTAAAGTAACAAGAGTTTATCTGATGTCTGATTCGGCTGCTGCTAGTTCGGCATCAGTTATCGCTGGCTTAACAGGCATTGGTGCCGAACACTTACCGGGCAACTGGTCCGGTTCATCAGGAGTAGGTTAATGGGTTTTACAAAAATAACAGGTGCTGACACCGATAAGGGAGCAGAAAAAGTTGTTGTCGATGGACCTCTTTCAACTTTTGGTGATATAAGGGTTGTCTCGGTCAAGCCAATTGCTCAAGGTGATTTTGTTTATGGTTTGAACAGAAGAGTATTTACTACTTCCTCATTTGCTGGAGGTGCCGTTACTCATGTTAGCGGCACTGCGGAACTCGATAGTGGGACTGATCCAGCAGGATCCGCAACCGTGCAATTACGACGACATCTAAAGTATAGACCCGGACAAGGCTCATCTATGATGGCAACTGCTGTATTTGGAACCCCCGATGCTGGTAGTGCGCAATTTGTAGGTGCTGGTACGGCTGAGTGTGGTTATTTCATTGGTTATTTTGGAACATCGTTTGGTATTCTCCACTCTGAAAAAGGCGCGAGAGAGGTGAGGAGGTACACCGTTACCACTGGTGCAGCAACAGAAGCAGTAACTGTTACATTAGACGGTTCTTCAATTGTTGTTCCGGTTACCGGAAATAATGATACATCGCGAACTGCTTACCAGCTTTCAATTGCTGACTATTCTCAACTTGGAAGAGGTGGGTGGGTAGCCGACGCTATTGGAAGTGACGTTTATTTTATTTCAGCGAGATCTAACTCGATATACACTGGTTCATATTCTGTCGCAGGTGGTGTGGTAAATGGAACTTTTTCAAGATTAGTGGCCGGCGAGGCTCAAACAAATACTTTTATCTCGCAATCTTCATTTAATGTGGACAAGCTAGACGGTAATGGACATACAGGGATGGTTTTAGATCCCACTAAAGGTAATGTTTTTGAAATTCAGTTTCAATATCTTGGTTTTGGAAATGCTAATTTCTCAATTGAAGATCCCGAGACCGGTAAAATAACCGAATTTCACAGAATTAAAAATGCCAACAACAGAACAACTCCAGTTTTAAAGAACCCTAGTGTTAGTGTTCTTGCTACTTCAGCCAATATTGGTGGTACTACAAGCACTAAATTAAAAACAGCATCAATGGCAGCTTTCGTTGAAGGAAATATTGTAGATCTAGATCCAAAATACTCAAAGTCGTTTAGCTATAGCGGAATTAATACTTCAACATATAAGCCTCTTGGTGTCGTTAAAGTAAATCGTATTTTTAATAATCAAAGTTGTTTCGGAGAACTTGATGTATTGAGAATTGCAGCCTCTAATCTTGTTAACAATCAATCGGTTACAGTGGGTATCTTTATTGATGCTAGAATTGCTGGCGATGTTGACTATCAATATATAGAACAAGGGCAAAGTATGGTATCTTATGCTAACCTAAATCCGGGCGCTGGAGGCAACACAATTGCAAATTTAGCAAACTTAAGCCCAATTTATGAGCTAGTTGTATCATCAGATTCTTCAATTATCGAAAATGTTCAAGATTTAAGAATTGCATTTGGTGTTGGGCGCCCCCTAGTGATAGCTATTAAAACATCTGCTTCTGTTAGTGGTGATGTAAGTTTAGCTTGGTTCGAACAACAATGAATGACTACCCATTTACTGAAAAGCTCATCAAAGACAATGTATTTTTGCGAGAGTTCAAAGAAGATACAAATGAAAGTGAACTTGTTTGGCATCAAGACCAAGAGGAACGTATCCTCACGGTCGTAAAGTCAAATAATTGGAAGCTACAAATGGACAATGAGCTTCCTATCACACTCCAAGAAGGTCAAAAATATTCAATTCCTGCTTATTTTTATCATCGCGTTATCAAAGGCGAAGGCGATTTAGTTATAATGGTTGAGAAAAAGGTCAAGAATTAACAAATTTAGGTTATAATTACTTTAAGGAATCAAGTATATGCTGACTGACGAGCAAATTCTAGCAAAAGCTGCTAAACTTTTAGAAAATTTAGATGAAGAATGGTCTAAGTCTGAGAGATCTAAGCGAAAAAGCAAATGTGACAACCCAAAAGGGTTCACAATGAAGCAATTTTGCAAAAATCAACGCACAAGATCTAAAAAAGGCGAAAAAACTAACGAAACAATTGACCTTTATGAAGAAAAAGTACTCCGAGAAGTCACCGAAGACGAAATGCGAGTGCTCGAAGACGTTTTAGATGATCTTGATCCAGCAAAACTGCCTTTAAATGACCTTTTTAGTGGCAAAATGCGTGTTGTTATACCATTTCCAACAATGGACACCGAGTCTGATCTTGGAAAGTTTGTAAAATTCTTTGATATTCAAGAATATGAGGTAGATTGGGACAAAGGTATAGTCTCTGCAACACGAGAACAAAGAGGCGGTGCGCTTGATTTGCTAGGCAGAGGTAGAAATGAGCCGTCAGAGAAGAAAACCAAGAAAATTCAGATGAAAATCGGCAAATTGTTCCCAAAAATAGCCCAAACAGCTTCAAAATTAGATGAATTGTTCCAAATTATTAAAAAAGAAGGCGAAGGCAAAGCTTGGTGGAATTATGCCATTAGACCCGGACAAGTATCCGGAAATGTGGTTCACAAAGTGTTGTCAGATGAACAAATAAAGTCTTGGGACAGATTAACGGACCAAATGTATGATTATATTCCTAATCCGGGTTATTTTGCTCCAAAATGGGATGAAACTGTAGAATATTTTCAAAATATGAGCAAATATTGGCAACAAAATGCTGGATACATCAAAGATGAGATAGAAAATCTTACAAATGACAAATATTCTATTATTATTAGCCGCCATCCAGTTGATATTCTCAGAATGAGCGACTTTGATAATATTACGTCATGCCACTCTCCAGCAAGTCGTTCAGGTGCCTACCAAGCATATTATAAATGCGCTGTAGCAGAAGCTCAGGGACACGGTGCAGTCGCATACGTGGTTGAAACAGAAGATTTACTCTCGGAAACAAATACAAGCAATATTCAAAGCGCAGAACAAGAAATTCAAGAAGGTGAAGTCTTTTATGATGATAAAAGACCAATGGAAACCGGAGATATACGTCCTATTTCTCGCACACGTATCCGTCATATGCGGTATTATGA